CAACACCACCGATCTACGTCGCCAGGCACTACTGCTCGACTGAAGAAAAGATTCGCTGAGTATGAATATGAATACCATAAAGCAATAGCAGAATACAGAAAAACACAGAGACAAAAATCTTTAGACACTGCGTTGAAAATAGTTGACAATGCGGAAAAAGAGTTTAAAATATATAATAGACTAGAATTTCTAGGCACATTAGCAAAATAAGGAAAAGGCAAATGAAACTAACACTACGCAAAGCAAACGCTGTTCAGGCAGCAATTAACGAGGCTGTAAAAGGTCTTGATCTTAACTACACTGTGACTCTTAACGAGTTTGAAGGTGTGGAGGATCAGATTGACGCTGTGCGCAATCGCTTTTGGGCACAGTCGGACATTAGAGCACAGATGCTTGAATCTCTTTATGAGATCCGTGCTAAAGTGGCACAGGCAAACGCCGCAGCTGGTATTAACGATAAGTTAACTCTGGTTGCTTACCTTGAAAAGCAGATCGCCCACAAAACTATGTTGGCTGGCAAAGGTGCACAAATTGCGCTTCGTGTGTTGAACGGACAAGTTAAAAAGAATGCTGAAAGTAAGGATGAAAGCTACAGTTACCGTCCAAATGCTGTAACAACCAGCATCTTTACAGAAGCAGAAATTGAAACATTCCGCAAGGATGCTGCTAACTTTAAGCGTGATAAGCAGAAGTTACAGGATGAGTTGCTTGAACTGAACGTGCAAACAGAAATTGAACTTATGGAAAAAACTGCGACATTCCTAAAGAGCGCGGATATTCTTTAAAGAATCAGAGTCGGGTCGCCGGACGCAGATTAGGTAGCACCTTAATCCTTAGCTAAGGAACATACAGGCGACACTTTTTAGTTTTGGTAGTTATGCGTTGAAAGCGTAAACTACCCAGTGAGGAGAAAGAAAGAGAATAGGCAACCAGTATGGGTTTCATACGATACATCAAGGCTTTGAACGCCTCCATGCTATTGTGCTCCAGTTAAATTACATCTGAATAAGATTGCACTTTGCTAACTGGAAATATGAAGCGTTATGCACTTTGTTTTTGTACTTTGCTTAGGGGACTGTATACCACGCCCTTGCACATTGTCTAGCTTATTACTCGCTTTCTCCGATCTGTTAAAAATAAAAAGATAAAAAACGGTTTACATACTCAAATAACAGTGTATATTAACAGTAAGATGATAAATAAAACGTAGACAACAAATAAAACGGTTGACACACTAAAAAACCATGCTATAGTAAAGCATAACAAAGGAAAGACTACTAAGATGATGATCGCAACTAAACATATGTTTATTAAAAGCATTAGAGAATGCCGCGAGTATCGTATCGGTGCCTCGGAGGGTTATGGCGGATGATGTAGCATAATACATCAAAAGTTTTAACAAGCCTCCAGTAGCAATACTAGGAGGCTTTTTAATGATTACAGTGGATATGCGGAACGAGACTGCGAGTAACCACTCTAAACAAACTCAAATGGGCGTCCTCGGTGATGGAAGCGAAAGCGGAAAAACCCGAGAGATAAACAAATTCTATTTTTCACATGCACAACAGTCTAATGGGACAGTCCCACTGGAAAAGTTATGGCTAGCAAATACCGAATCGGCGGAGATTGTTGTGCAGTTGAAAACAGAATTGGTCGGTGGCCCGGATGGTAAGGGGTGAGACTGCAAATCTCAAGCACTGCGAAGTAATCAGTTCGATTCTGATACCGACCTCCACGATTGGTACTGTAGCTGAGTTGGTTCAAGCGCCTGGCTCATAACTAGGAGTAGGTTGGTTCGATCCCAACCAGTACCACCAAAACACAATATGGCAGTCAACAGCTTGGCCAAGCTGGTCAGAAATGTGTTAACAACAAGATGTTCGATTCCCTGGCTCTGGTGAGGCTTGTTGTTAATATGATCTGTTTGTGGCTGTCCCTAATATGGCCCCATAGTTTACGCTGGTTAGAATACTGGACTTTCAATCCGGAGAAACGGGATCGTCACCCGTTGGGGCTACCAAAATAGGGGAGGTAAAGCAGATGGTTTCTGCACCGAGTCTGTAAAACTCGTCTTTAATCGGGAGTGGATCGTAACCACACCTTCCCACCAAAACAATGCGCCCTTAGCTCAGTTGGTTAGAGCGTTCGACTTTTAATCGAAATGTCCGGGGTTCGAATCCCCGAGGGCACACCATTGTTTTGATGATACACTATGAACTAGAAGTGGCGTATGCTACGAGAAGACTAAGTTACCCTGTTTCATTCGGGGCTACGCAGGGGAGGATCCTGCTGGTGTATCTTCTAAACAATGAATACATTAGTAATATTGTTCTATAGCACAAGTGGTTAGTGCAGGCGACTGATAATCGTCAGATCCAAGTTCGAGTCTTGGTAGAACAACCAAATGCCAGCGCAGGTGTAAATGGAGGCATTCCTCACTGTGAATGAGGCGGGAAGGGATCGAAACCCTTGGCTGGTACCAAAATAATACTCTCGTAGCTCAACTGGATAGAGCACCGCACTACGAATGCGAAGGTTGGGGGTTCGAATCCCTCCGCGAGTACCAAAATAACAGTTGACAACTGTGTAGTTGATGCTATATTAAGACATGGGCTGAGTTCAGTGTTTCTCGAGATAAACTGTTCCAGCAAATTGTCCGCCTGCTGTTCCCACCGTGGTAGGTCTAAAGTGACGTAAAGCCAATAAAAGTTAACGGTGGGCCGTATTACTTTGGTGATACACTATTAACAAAACAGCCGTGGCTGGCTCGCTAGACTACCCCGGGTTCTTAGTTGGTTAGGGAAAAAAGCTATAGTGTATCTCTCAAGTAATACAGTCCACCAAGAATAGACTGGATATAATCACCCCTTGTGAGGGTGACCCTAGCGATAGGTCAAGGCTGCAAACAGCCCAGTCTATACTTATTCACTATGCAAGAGGTCGACATCTTGTGTAGAGAGAACACTGCATACGTCACAGGGCTACTCGGCGTATCGGGTAACACGGTCTGAGTCTTAGCTTGGATGCAGGGGTAAGAGTCCCAATCGTGAGATGGCCCAGGAATTAAAGGAAACACCGTGCGATACAGAAAGTTTTACGACGACTTCTAGGCTAATAACCTAGGAGGACCGAATGGCAAAATCACCAATATACGGCAGAGGCCGTAATAGAAGTAGAAATCGTGGACCTGTTCACGCTGCCGCAGCAAACATCAATATGCGCGGTAAAAAGAGCAGAGTTGATCATTGCCGGTGCTGTTATTGTATTGACATGCGTGAAAAAATCATGTATAATATACACAAGCAAGAGATGAAAAATAGAGAATAGGTGACGGCAATCACCTTGACTGGAGAACTACAGTAGCAATCTTTGCCGAGAACGCGAACTAGTAGACTGTATCGTCTAATGGATAGGACGCCCTGCGACACCGTGGGGAGATATGGGTTCGATACCTGTTGCAGTTTTGTCTCCAGTCAGAAATTACGCCTAGGTAGCTCAGTGGTAGAGCGTTGCCCTGAAGAGGCAAGCGTGGGGGGTTCGATTCCCTCCCTAGGCACCAAAACTTTAAAGGAGATCAAATGACAAAATATGAAACATATAACCACTTACAAGAACCTGTAAAATCATTTGAAGATCTCCAGGGTCGTATGCTGTACAAAGTGGTAAATCTCAACAATGATGAACTGAGATTTTATCTAACTGAAGATCACTATGTAAGAATGTATCACGCTCAAGACTGTTGCGAAAGTGTAAGCATTGAAGACATTGTGGGTGACTTGGATGACTTGGTGGGTACATCACTGCTGTTGGCTGAGGAAGTCAGCAACTACGAGCCAGAAGCAGAGACAGACAAAGACGATTGGCACAGTGAAAGTGAAACTTGGACATACTATCGTTTTAGAACTATAAAAGGTTCAGTGGACATTCGCTGGTATGGTACAAGCAACGGCTACTACTCAGAAGAGGTTGACATCGAAATCGTTTAAAAATGCGCCGGTAGCTCAGAGGAAGAGCAGCGGTCTCTTAAACCGCGGGTCGAGATTTCGAAATTCTCCCGGCACACCATATACCCCCGCCGCTGAGACGGGACTGAGCCTTCTAAGCTCGTGCAGGGCGGTTTGATTCCGCCCGGGGGTTCCAAATCGCCTTTGTAGCTCAATGGATAGAGCAGCAGACTTCGAATCTGTAGGTCGGGAGTTCGAATCTCTCCAAGGGCACCAAATATAGGTTGACACTGCCAACAGATCTGCTAGTATATAAATACAACAGAGGAGAACAGGCAATGTCAACCATTTTTGAAACACTAAACAAACTGGCAGACGACAGAGAAACTGCTCTTGCTTATGCTAAACAAGCACACAGTGGACAAACTCGCAGTGATGGCAAGACTCCTTATATCACTCACCCTGTTCGAGTAGCACAAAATGTAGAGAAACTGAAGCGTTCAAAAAATCTAGACGCTCTTATCAGTGCTGCTTATCTTCATGATACAATTGAAGATACAGATACTACACATGAAGATCTTGAAAAAATGTTTGGTGGGCTTGTTGCTAGTTTGGTTCAAGAACTTACTTCAGACAAAGACGAAGTCAAGCGTCAAGGCAAGACAGAATATCTACAGAAGAAGATGGCAGGCATGACCAGCTACGGATTGGTAAATCAAACTGGCTGACAGACTGGACAATGTTCAAGATATTGCTACTGCTAAAAGTGCCAGCTGGAGACAGAAGTACAAGCGTGAGACTGAAAACATTCTCAGCTACATTGAGCGGAATCGTGTGCTAACAGGTACACATCAAAACATCATTGGGCTGATCAGAGACAAACTCAAAGAAGTTCCAGAAGTATAAGTCGCTGTGGTGTAATGGTAGCCACGCTACCTTGAGTAGGTAGTGCTGTAAAGCGTGAGAGTTCGAATCTCTCCAGCGACACCAATTGGGCACATTCGGAAACGGATGTGCCTTTTTTCTTGACTAAAATTTCGTTTGAGCATATACTATAGAAGAACAAGAGGAAAGACTATGAGAGATATTTTTGTAACATCAGATACGCATTTTAGACATGCGAACATTTTAAAATTCACTGACAGCGCAACTGGCGAGTTGATCCGCGGTAATCGTTTTGCCGACGTGGATGAAATGGACGAACACATGATTGAACGGTGGATATTATTTTAATGCGCAGTTATCTCCATGCCATCTATTAAAATTGCCTTTGCCTTTTGTAGTTTTACCGCAATTCCGGCATTTATATGTCACTGACATTGCTTTGAGAAAATTTTCTCTTTCTTGTGGCTGCTGCAATCTGCCTTTTTTGGATTCAGAAAGTTTTCTCTTAGTTTCTTCCTTCATTGGACCAAGTTTCTTTCCTTTATGTGATTCACTTAACTTCTTTCTTGTTTCCTCTGATACCTTGCGATACTTATTTACTCCAACCATCTCCCCAGATAATACTCTAGGATCATTAGTAGATAATTTTAGAAAACTTCCTTCAGGGTCTTTAAATGTTGTTGATCCACTTGTCACGCCAACATAATCAGAAGCTTCGTATTCATTTCGCGTGACACGAACAGCAACGCCGTTTGAATCTCTTGCCATCACTAGTAATGATGCATGTTTTTGATATTTTAGCTGATCTTTGCTTTTTTATATTTTCAGGCATATTTCTGTGTTGTTCTTTTGTCCTGTTACGTTGAGATGCAACAAAATCTTTCTTTATAATTTCGTAAAGTTTTGAAGACTTTTGATTGTGATTAAGTCTATACGCTGCATATGTTACACTAGCAACATTTGCATATACTTTCCACAATATTATATGAGCGATAAAATGTTGACGTGCGGTTAATACTGCGCAATTCCAAGGATGTTTGGCAAATGAAAAATACTCAGGAAACATGTCGTTGGCTTTTGGACAGATATGGTGCCTTTCCGTATATTCATCACAATTTAAATTTTTGTGCTGACATGCTTGGATAAATTTGATATATCTACGAAGATGATGCGGCTGTGAGTTTTAGATGACAAAATGTTATAAATATTCATGCTGGAACTTCCTTTCTTGTTCTAGAGTAGTTAGGGAGACTACCACATATCCCGTGAACTACGCTATTATTTATACAAAATAGTTATTGACATCTCTTAAAAATAGTGTATTATAAAATTAGATAATAAGGAGAATTATAGTGGATAGTCCATACGTGCAACAAAATAAATCTCGAGATATATGGGTGTCTAGTGATTTTCATTTTAACCACACAAACATACTCAAGTTCGGAGATTCTTCAGGCAAACTATTCAGAGGAGATAGATTTCTTTCGTTGAAGATATGAACGAACACATGATTGAACAACATAATAAACATGTCAAAAAAGGCGACATATTTATACGTTAGGTGATGTTGTAATGGGCGACAAGGAATGGTTCAAACAAACTGGCCGCGTCTTAACGGCAGTAAGCGACTAATTGTTGGCAATCACGATGACATTCCGTTTCTTGCTTCAGGTGGCTTTTTTAAGAAAGTACAGATGTGGCGAATGTTTCCTGAGTTTGGATTGATGTTTAGTCATGTGCCGCTACATGAATCTAGCCTACGCAGAGGGGCACCCGACGACCCTGATGCTCCTGTGCTGCTAAATGTCCATGGACACATTCATCAGAACCCCAGCCCAGAAGGTCCTTATCGCAATGTGAGTGTAGAGCAGATCAACTACACTCCTATCAATATTGAGGAATTGAGAATTGATAGAACATAGACTATACAGCATAGAACGAGACAAAGAAGATCGTCTCGTTCTATGCACACCCAAACAAGCCACGTGTTATGCATTGCAAGGATATAACGTATTTGACTTTCACGACTCACTAGATATGGAGCCAGAATATTATGAAACTGCAAAACTTTCGATGGTTGGCTAAACAACCTAGCACTAGGACAGAAGATGCCGGTGGGCAAATTGTACTTGATTTTAGCAAATATCATCTGAGCATTATTGACGACGGCGACGGGCGAGAAAAAAATCTCTACGAAATCGGCGTGTTTGCTGCTAGTGACGGTGTTGCAAGTGATATGACATCGTTGCCAGGCATTACTGCGGAAGGCGACACTGTTAGAGGACACTTGACAGAAAGTGATGTTGATGCTATTATAGTAAAACTATACACAATTACAGGTACGGAGCCTACACAAGTATGAGAACGCAACCAGACGCAATTATTAGAGCACTAAAAATTCATCCTAGCAGACTAAACAAAGAAGCAATCATCCGCACAGCATACGAAGAAGGCTTGCCTGAATTCTTTGAAGGGGTACGTATGGCACTGGATCCGCTGGTAACGTTTGGTGTAAAACAAGTACCCGAAGCAACTGCGGATGGACAAGGACTAGAGTGGAGTGTGTTTGTAGACCTAGCACAAAAAACTTCAGAACCGTGAACTCACCGGTCATGCAGCACGTGATGCTGTTGTGTTGACTATGAGCATTGCTACTACATCACAATGGAATGATTGGTACCGTCGTATCCTTATCAAGGACCTGCGCTGTGGTGTAAGTGAAAAAACTGTGAACAAAGTAGTGCCTAACTGTGTGCCTGTGTTTACTTGTATGCTGGCACATGATAGTGCCAATCACGAGAAGAAGATGCAGTGCAAAAAACAGATTGAAGTCAAGCTGGATGGTGTGCGAGTCATTACCATCATCCGTGGCGACAAGGTAGAAATGTTCAGTCGCAACGGAAAACAGTTTCACAATTTCGGACACATCATCCAAGAGATCGAAACTGTATTGAAAGACAATCCTGTACCATATCCGTTGGTGCTGGACGGCGAAGTAATGAGCGCCAGTTTCCAAGACCTTATGCGACAGTTACAGCGTAAAGAAACAGTTCAAAATTCAGATGCTGTTCTACACCTGTTTGACACAGTTCCGCTGGAAGATTTCCTCAAAGGTTCATGGGACAAGCCACAGAGTTTCCGCAGTGAGATCACCAAGCATTGGGTAGCACAGCATAGCAGCGTCTTAGAGCACGTTACAGCACTGGAGTGGGAAACGGTAGACCTGGACACACCAGAAGGCGAAGAGCGCTTTGTAGCGTTGAATAAGGCGGCCGTAGACGGTGGCTACGAAGGTCTTCTTATTAAAGATCCAGATGCTCCGTATGAATGTAAAAGAACTCACGCTTGGCTAAAAGCAAAACCTGTAATCACGGTTGATTTAAAAGTAGTTGATTTTACAAGAAGGAACTGGAAAAAATATAGGTATTCTAGGTGCTCTTATTTGTGAAGGAAAAGATTCTGGTAAACAAATTAAAGTAAATGTTGGATCTGGGTTAACCGATAGCCAACGAAAAGATTTTTGGAATAACAAAAAAGATGTACTGGGCTCAACTGTTGAATTATGGCCGATGCTATAACTAAATCGCAAGACTCTGAAGAAGTGCATAGTTTAAGATTTCCGAGATTCCATCGTTTTTAGAGACGACAAATAACCTATCATAATACCTTCGTAGACATAAATACTATGGAGGTATAGTATGGAGAATTTATGTAGTTATGGTTGCGGGCAAGAAGGTACTATTAAAAACAAATCGAACAAAAATTGGAGATGTTCGATTAGCCCTAATAGTTGTCCTGCTGTAAAGGAAACAAAAAAAGAAGAAAACATTAG